GTTCCGCTATGGAGAAGAGACTACCCCCACTCTTCAGTGGTATGGCAGGCTCCTCAGCCCTTACAGGTTGGGAGAGAGCAAAACCATTATTATACCTTAAATCTTCGAATCTCCTGAGAATTGACTAGAAGTTTATTGTAGTTAGATAGTTCGAGGTTAGAATAACCATAAATTAATATAATTATTGACCTGAAGTTCTCTAATACATTACTAGTTTCTCAATGTATGACAGGACCTCATATGCAAAAAAGAAGAGCCATGAAAGAGATATTTACAAAAAACCAAATCAACGGAATAATATTCGCGTTAACAGGAGTTTCGAAACATCTGCTTTCGATTGAAACTTCAAATTTGAGACGAGCGATAGAACAATATACATCTTGAGCAAACTATAGGTGTAAACACCAAGGTTTAGCTCAGACTATTAAGATTCTAAAGGAATTTCATTTAATAGCTATTAAATTAGCTATAGGAAAGAAATTCGAACCACTTACGATGATTAGATCAGACAAATGTGGTTTTCCTAAGTGTTTCCACTTGGTGAAACCCTATTTAGTAGGATCAGCTCATTATAAGCGTATTGGTCTAAGTATAAGTAAACTTTACTTAGCGGCCAAATTGCCTATTGATCCGAGTACTGACTCTATTACGAGCAGTTGCTCAGGGAGTACGAGACTGGGTATAAGATGAAACAAGTTTCTAATTGCTTTCGCAAAAAGATTCGAGTCTCAAGGATTGGACTGAGACTACACCTGACATAAAACCACCAAGTCGGGACCAAACGGTCCTGCTTTAATGTGTTCTATGGCAGATATGGTCTCAATATCTAAAGATTTTGAGGTTTGAGATAACCTGGAGACGTATGTGGCTTGAACTAGCCCATACCTTCGCCGGGAATTACTCGACCTTAAAGAAGAAGTAAAATCTATTGAAAATAGTAGTTTCGTCCACGGCAGACTGAGCAAAATCTCAGAAGGCGGGGGTAAAACAAGAACTATAGCAATAGGAGATTACTTCTCTCAAGAAGCCTTAAAGAGTCTTTTCCAAGACACGATGAGGTTTCTTAAGAGTTTAGATACAGACGGGACTTATGATCAAGGTCATGCTGTTTCACGAGTGAAACAGGCAATGATAGATCGTAAGCCTATCTACTGTTTGGACCTGAAGAATGCAACTGATCGTTTTCCCAGAAAATTACAGGAAGACGTATTAGAAGCAATCTATGGACCAAACATTTCCAGATCCTGAGGTAAGCTCATTGCTGAAAGGAACTTTTCCTTTAACGGTAATATGGTTCGTTATAGCGTTGGACAGCCGATGGGATTGCTCTCATCTTGGTCTGTCTTTGCTTTAACTCACCATGCAATCGTTCAGCATGCAGCATCTCGAGTTGGAATTACTTCCTTCTCTGATTACGTAGTGCTTGGCGACGACATTGTTATATTTAACAAAAGAGTTGCTGAACGGTACATCAAAATGATGAATGGATTTGGGGTTGAAATATCCCAGTCCAAAACACTAATTTGAGTACCCGGTGATAGATCTCTTCCATCCGCAGAGTTTGCGAAACGCATTCTCTGAGATGGTCAAGAAATAACACCCATCCCTTGAGACTTAATGCAGGTTTTCCTGAATAATCCTATTTATGAATTATTCACTTGAACATCAACATTAAGAAACTTAGGTATCACAGTCGATTTGTCCCCGTTACTTAGTTTCGTCCGAGACTTTTCTCGTAAGAGAACTGTCTCGCGACTAGAAATATTAGCCACTGCGCCCAATTACCTTATGGGTAATTTGAAACGGTCTCTACCACTTGAAGAGGGATTACCCCTCCACATGGAGAGCCCGTGAGCCAAGTATCCTCGTGAGAGAATACAAGAGGGTTTAGTTAAACTCTTACAAGAAGAGTTTGAGCTAAAACTTCCTAAACTCAACGTTCTTACTGAGAAGATTTCGAGACATAGAAATATGACCGAAGATCTAATCAGAGATCTTGAAGAGTATAGGGGTAAACGCCTAAGTAAAAGCGTTTATTCAAACCGATTATCAAAGATTCCAATCTCCAAAAATTGGCCTCTCGTTAAAGTAATAAATAACTTGAAGTCAGACATGGTAAATATAGTAGCTGAAAGCCGTTGGGCAATCAAACTGTATGAACCCTTGTCTAAGGATTGGAGTGACCTTTGAAAATCTGTGCTAACGGTAAC